CCAAAGTTAAGGACGAAGAATATTTTAATTTAATGAGTAGAGCTAAATTTGTTTTGTGTCCAAATGGAGATTTTATTTGGACATATAGATTTTTCGAGGCAATATTATTTCAAGCAATACCTATTATAGAAGATTATTCAGAATTATATAAAGATTACAAATTTTATAAAAACGGAGATCGATATGAATATAATTCGGAATGGATTATTTATAATTTAAATAAAATAAAAAATGAAATGATGTGGCATTAAATTTGTTTTTCCATTTCTATACATTTAGATGCATCTTTGTTTTTAAAATCTATGCCAGAAAATTTTTCATAATCAGAAAACGTTCTTTCTGATCCTAATCCATATACACTAAAATCTATACTATTTGGATCTAATCCAGATAAACCTAAAAATACATTTGTTCTGTGATGTGATTTTTTTGAGGCTTCGGTAATGTGATTTCTAGGGGCACCTCTTCTAATATATTCATGCCAAAGTATAATTTTGTGCGGATGGAAAAAATCATATCCATGAGTATATGATCTAATTGTCATTGTGATCTCTTCTCCTCTAAAAAACAATTCTGGATCATAAGGAACTTCTTTTATAAATTGACCAATTGTAAAATAAAAACCAGCAGAAAAATATTTAGCAATTATGGGAGAAGTCAATTTATCATAATCATTTATTCTAATTGGTTTACAATTAATTGCTCCTTGATTTATAAATTTATCAAATACTACACGTGTAGGAAATTTCATTCTTTTTTCTGGATCATTTTCTGGGAAAAAACTAGGAGGATATCCAGTTAAGATTGGTTTCTTATATCCTTTTAATTTTAAATCCTCTATCATAGTTACACATTCTTGATCCCAATTAGGAATAAATCTCATATGTGAATCTATCTGCATTGTATAGATTTCGTCTTTATATAAAGATTGTGTTAAATTTCTAGCCCAGCAACATCCCTTGCTATCTTTATATGGTATATCTATAATACGAAATCTGGGATCGTTTTTAAATTCGTCTAAAGATTCCGTTTCGTCGTGTTGCCAACAAATTCCAAATATTAAATTTTCTGGATTATGTGCATTTTGTAATAAATCTTTAATAGTAGGAATCAATTGCTTATCTCTATAAGCTGCAATTTGTATGAAAATATTGGACACTTTAATATTTAGTTTTCTCTAGAACAGAAAATGGCTTTTTTATGATTTTATGGGTAAATAGGTTTATCGATAATGGATACTCCGAGAGTAATAAAGATTAAACGCAGGACATCAGGAAATGTTGGTCCCCCTTCTACTTTAATGAATGGAGAACTTGCGTTTAATGAAATGGATCAAACTTTATACTATGGATCAGGTGATTCGGGTAATGGAGTAGCTGCTAATATTATTTCTATTGCAGGAGGATTTACTACTTTACTTAAAAATTCATCAATTGAAACTATAACAACTCCAACAACTGCTTCTAATGATTATCTAGTAGTTGAAATTAACGGAACTTTAAAAGCAATAAGATTGTTTGATTTTTAAAGAAACAAAATAAAAATACACTAAATAATACTAACGATCATGGGCATTCAAATTAATACACAACCACAGGTTTTTACTTCTTTAAATTCCACTTCTGTTTCAGCACAGAATTTAACAGCAGTTAGAGGTACATTTACTACATCTGTCAGTTCACCAGCAATTAGTGCGGGTAAGTTTACTGGTGATGGTAGTGGACTAACTGGTGTTGTTGGAGTAGCTGCTGGTGTTACTAGTGTTAATGGTTTAACAGGAGCAGTTACTAATGTTGTTTTTTCTAATAGTGCTGCAAATTTTTCTCAAAATTTAACAGCAGTTAGAGGTACATTTACTACATCTGTTAGTTCACCAGCAATTAGTGCGGGTAAATTCACTGGTGATGGTAGTGGACTAACTGGTGTTGTTGGAGTAGCTGCTGGTGTTACCAGTATCAATGGACTTACAGGAGCAGTTACTAATGTTGTAACAACTAGTGGTGCAACTTTAACTGGAAATTTACTAGCACCTTCAGTAAGTTCTACAGCATTAAGCTCTAATACTCTTACAATCTCTGGTTATAGAATTACACCAGTATCAACTGTATATAGTGTAGCAAATGGTGCCACATCAACTTATACCTTAGCTCTTTCAGATAATAATAATACTATAACTTTAAATCTTGGTACATCTGGAATTGTACAAATATCACCTAGTATTACATATCCTGTTGGTTATCAAACAAACATAATTCAATTGAGTACTGGAAGAGTTACTTTATCTGCTGGATCTGGAATAACTCTTAAAAATGATTTAAGTTCTTATAAAACCTATCAACAATATTCAGCAGCTACATTAATTAATTTAGGTAGTGTATGGGTATGTTACGGTTCACTTTCAAGTTAATTAAATTATGTTTTTACAAAGAAATATCGGAATATTTGCGTTATTACCTACACTGTACTATAAACAAATTACAGTAATACCTGTTTTAACTTTTACCTATCAAGAAACAGATCCATTTGCAAGTAGTGTAATTTTAAATATTAACGATGATGTTTCTTTATCAGGAAACAACAAAACTTTTAAAAATACAGAAGTTAGTGATTTAAGTTCAAACCCTCCATCACAACCGTCTGGAACCCCAGAAACAACTGGTACTACGCAATCTAGATTTTCACCTTTTTCTCCAATTGGATGGTGTGCAGCTTTTAATAACTGGGGAATAGTAGGAGGTACTAGACATGCTAGAATATTACATAATAGTGCTTTAAATTTAGGTACAGAAAATTTTACAATTGAATGTTGGTCATTAATAAATTCAACATTATCAACATTTGACATTTTTTATACAAATAGTAATAATTCTAATGGAGTTAATATCCGAATAATTCGAAGTACGGTATTTGCATATGTATACAATTCATCTAATAATCTAGCAGTAACATTAAGTTCATTAAGTGCAACAAATCCTTTAATAACAAATACTTGGAATCACATAGCTCTTGTAAGAAATAATACAATTGTATCGTTATACTTAAATGGGGTTTTACAACTTAGCTCTACTGGTTTAGGAAATGATTCTGTACAAACTGGGACACAACATTTTATAGGATCAAGTCCAACAACAACCAATTTATATAATGGTTTATTAAGTAATTTACGTGTTGTTAAAGGTAGTGCTTTATATACAAGTAATTTTACACCTCCATCTGGAGCACCATTAGAGGCTATTCCTAATACAGTATTATTAACACTACAAAATAGAGATCTTAAAGATAATAGTGTAAATAATTTAACATTATCTTCTAGTGATACATTTAGAATGGTTCCTCAACATTCTCCTGCTTCTACAGTTATACCATATGATAAAAATATACATGGTGGAAGTGTATATTTTAATTCAAATAATTCTGCTCGTGGAAAATTAAGAGTACCTTGTAATAAAAATGTAAATCCGTTTGGTAATAAACAATATACAATAGAATTATGGTTTTATATAGATTATAATACTTATCCACCTTTAGACAATACTCTATCTAGAACAGGTTTTTTGATTTTGCAACTTAATTCTGCACAAACAGAAAGAACTTGGAATATAAGTGTTAATGGAACTACTAGTGACGGAACTGGAGAAAAACTATCCTTAGTTCAAGGATCAAATACTGTATTAGAAGCTAATACATCTCCACATACACGAATGAAACAAAAATGGCATCATTTAGCTATTACTAATAATAATACTAATTTTACCATGTATTTAAATGGTTCTGCCGTAGCAACTAAAACATTTTTGACTAGTCCTAATTCTTCAGATTTCCTAGAAATGGGTGCTGCACCTATCGCAAGAAGAGAACAAGCTTTTAATGGATATATTTCAAACCTTCGTATTGTAAATGGTCAATGTGTTTATACTAACAACTTTACTCCACCATCTGCACCAGTTACAGAAGTTTCAAATGGTGGCGCAATGTATGGTTCTACATATGTGCCAGATCTTTCAGTTAAACCAACATTATTATTAAATTTTGATAATGCTGGTATAGTTGACGAAACTTACAAACATGCCATAATGGATATAGGTGGATTAGAAACTACTTCATTGGATTTACATAATAATTATAAAAGTTTATCTTCTGATGGATCTACCACACGTGGTGGATTTATGACGAATATTAATCAGCTAATTCCACAATTAGCTCCATGGAGAGGGCCATTTACTATTGAATTTTGGGTTAGAATTATATCAACTACTGGTTCAGGCTTCGTATTAGATACTAGAAGATATGATGTAATCAATGTATATAATACTTTTACCAGCTATGGTGGAGGAAATCATTATTATATTAAACAATCTAATACTAATATGGATTTAACAATCGGCACTACTAATTATTCTGTATCTGGCTTACAAGCTAACACGTGGCATCATATTGCTTATGTAAGAACTTCTTCTAACATTATATTAACTTTTAAAGATGGTGTTTCATCTAGATATATAAATAGTAATTCAACTAATATAATTAATTCCGGAATAATACATATAGCTTCAAACGTAAACGGATCTAGTAAATTTAATGGATCTTTCAAAAATTTACGTATTACAACAGGTATAGCACGTTATACAACTAATAATTTCACACCACCTACTGATTTTTCTTTACAAAATGATCCACATTATAGTAATGTTGACTTTTTATTAGGTACAAATGAAAATTCTCCTTCTAATCGTATATTTAGACCTGCGCTTAATCAAGCAGATATAAATACACTTAATTCTGGATTTATTAACTTAAGTAGAAGTATATCCGCATTTGGTACGCCTACACAAAATTCTAATTTTAGTCCATTTCTTTCTTCTAATATAGGAAGTGGATATTTCGATGGATCTTCTTATTTACAATTAGAACATCATAGTAACTTATTACTTAATAATGATGATTTTACAGTTGAATGTTGGGTTAATCTCACCAAATTAGGAGTAGATAATCCAATATTTTGTTTAAATGCTTCAACTAATGATGGATTGTTATGTTTAATAACAAACGAAAATCGTGTTAAAATATTTGGATTAGTTACAGAATCATATTGGCATACTGTACAAGTTGAAGTTAATAGTATTTCTACTTTATCAATAAATACTTGGAATCATATAGCTGTTGTAAGATATGGTACATCTTTTCAATTATATCTAAATGGTGTTTTACAAGCTACTGAAACATCATTTGACACTAATAGTATTAATAATGGAACTGAACATTATATTGGAACTGGAGTTTATTTAACTAACGGATCATTCAATGGTTATATATCCAATTTCCGTATTAATAAAGGTGCAGTTTATAAAACTAATTTTACCCCATCTACTACACCTTTGTCTGGTATTAATGGTACTGTCTTAGTATTAAATTTTGATAATGATAATATAATTGATACTGCCAATAATAATATTATAACATCTATTGGTAATACAAGAACTGATTTATTAAGTACAGCTTCGCTTTCTTTAAGTTCTGTTTCTGCTGCTTCTAAAGGTAGTCTTTTCTTTGATGGAACTGATAGTTACTTGAAATTACCTATAACTGTTAACCAACAATTAAGTTCAGGTAATTTTACAATAGAATTTTGGATTAACAGATTACAAAGTAATCAAAATCAATCAGTTTTAGATTATAGAATAGATTCAGCATCTCAAGCTAGACCACATATATACATTAATTCCAGTAACCAAATGGTTTTTAATGTATTCAATACAGATCAAATAACTTCGAGTTTAGGATCATTAAGTACATGGAATCATATTGCAATTGTTAAAGATTCGTCAATTACAAAAATGTTTGTAAATGGTGTTTCTGCTTCTACTATTTATACAGATACTAACACTTATTTAAATCCATCTAGTGGTATACATATAGGAACATCCGTTAGTTTAAATAGTGCTTTTAGAGGATATTTAGATGATATCCGTATAACAAAAGACGCACGTTATACAGAGAATTTTACTACGGTTTATAAAAAATTCTAAATTATTTTTTATTCAGGTTCACCATAGTATGAACCTGCTCCATCGGAATAATAATTATAACCACCATAATTAGCTATAAAAGTTCCGTTTGGTAAATATGAAGGAGTTCCTTGAATTTCGCTACAAAATCCATCTGCACTAATATCAACTGTTCCAACTTGATAATCAGTTCCTGCAATATTAACATTTATATCATCTGTTCTAATAAAGGTTCCACTTACTGGACAACTATAATAACTTCCTGTTCCATCTGTGTAATAGTTATTTCCATCAAAATTAGTTAATAACTGTCCACTTGGGATATACGATGGAGTTCCTGTATATTCTCCGCCAGTTCCATTAGCAAATACATCCACATTTCCAACTTCGTATTGACCTTCAACACCTTGTATTGTAATATATATAGATTCAGTTCTAATAAAGGTTCCATTAACCAAATATATTACATAACCACCGCTTCCATCAGCTACATAATTATTATTACCATCTGTAATGAATACAACTCCTTGTAAAGGTCTATTATAAGGATTAGATTGATAATATCCTCCACTACCATCTGACAATATATCAATATCACCATTATCAAAAGTTTGATTTATTTCTGATATAGTTATGAAGTCATTTATTTGTCCAAAAGTAACCGCATTTATTGCTGGATAATGATAATCACCATAACGTTCACCACCATTTCCATCTGCAACTATATCTACAGTACCATTAGTGTTACTATTAGCTCCTATTCCTGTATATGGATTTGGATTATTTTCTGTACGAATAAATGTGCCATCTGGTAAAAACTCTGGAACGTATGCCAAACCTTTAATACCGTTATCAAATGTAAACATTGAAGTTCCGTCGCTAAAATTTCCGGTTGCTAAACCTCCATTTCCAGATGCATCATATTTGTACCAATAATTACCAATTTGATATACCACTGTATTATAATTTGGTGGTGCTGTTTTAACTCCACCGCTATAATAACCATTTTGGTAATATCCATCTGGTTGTGTGTACACTGTTACACTTCCAGATACTGTTCCTGAAGAATTATTTGCAGTTGCAGCAATTTGAGCATTTCCTTCTATAGTACCTGTATTTGTTGTACTATCTGAAAAAATAGCATCTCCTTGAACAGTTCCACCATTAATAGAAGTATCAGCAAAATATGCAGATAATGTAATAATACCTATATTATTAGAAGAACCGATAAACACTGCTTCTGAAACAGTTCCAGTATTAAGTGTAGTATCTGAAAACACAGCACTACCATCAATTGTTCCACCAGTATTTGATGCTGAATTAGAAAAAGTTGCTGTACCACTAATAGATCCTGTATTAACTGTAGTATCAGAAAATGATGCAGATTCGGTAATAGATCCAGAATTTATCGAGGATTCTTTAAATTTAGCAATTGATATAATTCCTTCGTTTGTGGAAGTTCCTGAAAAAGATGCTGTAGATACTGTTCCACTGTTAGTTGATGAATCTTGGAATATACCATTATCTACAATTCCACCATTTTGTGAATTTTCACCAAATATACCAGTTCCTATGATTGAAATATTTTCTATACTCATTTGATTATATATTAAATGTTGAATTACCTAAGAACTCAGCACTACCAGTAATTGTACAAGTTACATTGGCTGAAAGTTGTGATGAAAAAGTTACAGTAGTTGTTCCAGTATTAATTGAATTTGGTTGAACCCAAAAAGGTGAATCTAAATCAATAAATGGAGCAACGGTACTTAAAACAATCACATCTGTAGATGAATCCGGAAGATTTGTTGCTGATAGAGTATGGTTTATATCACTATACCAGTTTGAAAGAGTATACCAAGATGTTGATGATGGTGAAAACCAATATTTTCCAACAACAATTTGAACAGGTTTATAAATTTTTATATACCTTCTAACACCATTTAAAGTTAAGCCTAAAAAATCTCCATTAGATATTATTGGGTCTGAGTATGTATTTGTAGTTACACCGTTTAATATAATTTTTCCAGCAGTAACATTTGATAATGCTGTTACTGTATCATAAATCGGATTAGCCGAATATGTTGGGGAATATGTACTCATAAATTATGCTTTCCACAATTGGATTAAACAATCCACACCATTTAAACTAATGTTTAAGAATTCTTCCGAAGCTGTTATTGGAGTTGAAAATGTAGTCAATAATGCAGCTGTTAATGTTACATTACCACTGGTTAAAGTAGTCGTTTTAACTGATGAAAATGTCGGATTTTTTGTAACCCATGCAGCTGAATTAGATGTAACGTAATTATACGCTGTAGTGTAATTAGCTGTACTAGATCTAAATACAGTATCTGTTCCAAAAGACGCAGAAATAGAACATAATGTATTATATGATGTAATATTATTAGCAGATTGTGCTGTTACAACATTATATGCTGCATCATATAACGGAGTAGAAAGACTTATAAAATTATTTAAATTAGATGATATACTTGAAACAAAAGTAACTGAATTATCATATGATGATTTCGAAGTTAATAATCCACACAAAGTAGAGAAATATGTATCTGATGCTTCGTATTTTGCTGAATTATTTTCAAATACAGTATATTCAGGTGGAACTGTTCCATATATCATCCCAGAAGCTGAAATGTTTCCTACAACAGTTAATGCTTCATTTGGTGAATCTGTATTGATACCCACTTTATTTAATGGACTAATATATAATACTGTAGAACCTCCAGTATCAAATGAAGCGATAGCACCAGTTGTTAATGTTTTGGTGATTGATAATGCTGTTGTCTCACCAATATTAATGATGTTAAATGCACTAGTAGAAACTACATCTGTAGTTGTTTGTGAAATTCCACCTTGTGCCGTCAAACTTCCTACGATAATAGCATTGCCAGATATAGTAAGTGTATTTGCTACTAAATCAACATCTGAACCACCTGTTAACCATCTAGATGAATTTGATTGTACAGTGGTTAAAACATTTGACCAATTAGCTGAATTTGTTGTTAAAACTGTAAACGAACTATCCCAATCACCAGAAGAAGATGTTAATGTATTAAACGCTATATCATATTTCCCATAAACAGCTGATACATTAGACCATATTGTAGAATTAGCACAAACTAAACTATATGCAGTATCCCAATTAGAAGATAGATTTTCTATTTTAGATGAAATTACAGTATAATCCCAGTTAGCTGAATTAGCGCAAATAGTATTATATGTAGATTCCCAATTTCCAGAATAACTTTCAAAGCTTGTAGATAAACCACTAACAATCGATGAATTATTGTTCCATATAGCAGAATTAGACGAAACAGCAGTATATGATGCTTCCCAATTACCACTATTTGAAGATACAAATGATAAAACACTACTATTATCCCAGCTAGCTGAAAAATTAGAAACTGTATTAAATGCACTATCCCAATCACCAGATTTAGAAATATAAGAAGTTTCTAAACTATCTAATATTGCGTAATTAGAATCCCAATTAGCGGAATTAGATGATAGTATATTATAAGAATTATCCCAATTAGCTGAACTAGAAGATATAGTATTTAATACTGAATTTGAATTATCAAAACCAGCTGAATTATTTGTTACAGTGGTATATGCATCATCCCAATTAGAAAATTTAGTATTGTATGTATTTTCCAGTGCTGATACGGAACTTACCGAAGAATCCCAATTAGCAGAATTACTAGATAGTATAGTATAAGCATCATTCCAATTAGCGGAATTTGTACTTAGAACATTACTTAATTCTGTTTTATCCCAAAAAGATGATAATGTAGAAACTGCACTTACTGTTGAATCCCATAAAGATTTATGAGTATAAAAATCCGAAGATAATGCTGAAATATTTGATGAAATCGAATTCCATTCAGCTGAATTGGTTGACAACGTTGTATATGTATTATCCCAATTACTAGAATTTGAAGAAAAAATATTTGTAATTGTTGTTAATTTATCACTAATTTCATTCCAACTAGCTGATGTATATGATACTATATTTAATGCTTCATCGTATAAAGGTTTTTCACTTGCAACTTCATCCCAATTTGATGAATTATTTTCTATTATTTCTGCTACATTATTTATTCTATTTACATCTATGCTATTCCAATCAGCACTTTTACTGGAAACAAAATTGTACACATCATTCCACCCATAACTATATTCCTCTAATGTATTAACATCGTTATATATACTAGAAATATCGTCTAATATATTCTGTGGTAGAAGACTATCTGCTCCACTAAGTATAGTAACATTAACATTTGCTGTAGCAGAATATTGTCCGTCAGACACAGTGTATTTAAAAGTTTCAATACTATTAAAACCTCTTGATTGATATACTATAAAATTATCTTCTATATAAGAATTACCAAAACTTGTAGGTGTAATACTTATTAATTTTAATGGACCAATTAAATCATCACTGTCTGATATATAATCATTTACATTTATACGTAAAACATTAGAAGCTGCTCCAGTTAATGAAATATTATTTGCTATTGGTGATGTGTTTAAAGCATCAACATAATTAATTTGTGTATTACTTCCAAATTCATCAGTTATAGTGTATATGTAATAATCTTTACCAGTAAAACCAACATTAGGAGTATAAATAAGTTTATTTCCATCCCAATAAACTGTACCGTATAAAGGTTCTTTATTAATTTTGATGCTAATCGCCATAATGATTATTTAATATTAATTACATTTATTATTGTGAATTTAAATAAAAGTTATACAAACCGTCATACTTATATTTGTGATTTGCGAATTGTGGATCTACACCAGAATCAAAAGCACTCAATTCTAAAAAGTTTTTAACTAAAATATTTTTAGCTGATTGAGCAGATACAGTATTATACAAATTACGATAATTTATATAATTTGTAGATAATAAATTATGAATAGTATTAGCACTTAAACTTTGATATTGAACTAAACTGTCATATTTTGGTTTTTCTGAAGATAAGTTTGCTATTGATGTGGCGGAACTAGATGTCAACAAATTATAAATATTTTCATATTTTGCAGATAATACTTTATAAGTATTAATAGTATCTGAAAGATATGGATATATATAACCACTAGCTGATATATTTCCGCTAACTGTTAAATTTTCAGTCGCAATATGAGATAAATTTATTCCTACAGAATGATTAGAGTCAATTGATAAAACATTAGAAGATGTTAATGAATTCTTAAATGTTCCAATAGATCCGTGTCCACCAATTTTATCTACAGTTAATGCATCATTAGTAGATTCGTTATATATAATAAATGTATCGGCAGTTACTATAACTGTATCAAATTTTTTAAGTTCTCCAGTAATAAAAAATGATCCACCTGTACTTAACATATCATTAACTATTAAATTATTAACAGTTAATGGTGTGGAGAAATCTCCACTTAAATATTTTGATGAAACAGATGAAACATCGTTTGATATACTCCAATTATTAGACGAAAGGCTTACTAAATCATAACTGTTGTTCCAATTTGCTGAATTAGTTGTTAAATTATTAAAAAAGTTTAAGGAATTTCGTGAATCATCAAACTCAAATTCACCAGACAACGATAATACAGTGTTATAAGTATTATCCCAATTAACACTATCTGAAGTTAAAATTTTATTTAATGTATCTGGAACCCATTTAGTAGACAAATTTTGAGTTGCAGTTTCATGATAACTATTATATTTTTCAAAATCATTAGAAAATACGTCGTTTATCGACCAAGACGCACTAGAGGATTCAATTATAGAATAAGAAGAATCATAATTATCTAAATAATCTAAAGTAATAGTAGACCATAATACACCTACATTTGCAGTAATAGTATTATATAATGAATCAAAATATGGGGTTTTATTATAAAAATCCGCTGATAAAGATGTTACACTTTCATTTATATTATTCCAATTTTCAGAATTTGTAGCTAAAACCGAAACTACATTATCCCACAATCCAAAATAGTTACTTGATATCGTACTTAAATATGTGTTATTTGTAATACTTGCACTATTTGCACTAATTAAATTATATAAATTATCAAATATTTCAGTGTATTGATTTAAATTCGCAGATAATCCAGTTAAAATACTATTTGTAGAATCCCAATAACTAATTTTTATCGAAGAAAGCATTTGATTCCAAAAATCAAAGTAATTCGAAGATATATTATATAATTCAGTTGTATCCCATAAAGTATCTTTATTATCATTTACAACTTGATATAAATTATTTAGTTTTGGCTTTTCGTCATTTATTTCAGATGACAATAAACCAAAAGAAGTTACCGATCCACTTATTGCTGATAATATAAGATATGCATTATTCCAATTTTCGGTTTCAGGATTAATTATATCGTAAATAGCATTACCATTTTCTGTATTTAAATCCCAAGTAGCCGAATTTGCAGATATCGTTGTTACAAAATCAATTAATATTGGTCTATAATAATATATATCGTCCCAAGAAAGATAATTATTCTCTACAATATCAGAAATTTGATTATATCTTACATAATCAATAGAATCCCAATAAGATACATTGTCAATTATTGTTTGAACTAATGAATTCCAATTTCCTGATAATGGTTTAAGTTGTTCTATTTTTGTTATAGAAATATATAAAAGTGATAATCCTTTTGGTGAAGTATCTAATACTATTCCATTTATAACACTTAAAGTTAAGGTTCCAGTAGATTCGTATTGTTTATCGGTTACTGTATATGATAAACTTTCTACATTATTATAAGCATTTGATACATAATATATGTTATCACCATCAGTAACAGCTGATCCATATAAAGCACCAGTCACATCTTTTATTTTAAAATTATAAAATGGATTAGTTTCATCAACAGCTAAAGAACTTATGTTTATAACGTTAACACCATAAGCTTCTGCTGTTAAAGTAACATTATATGATGAAATTACAGGAGAATTATTATCTAAATTAACAAATTTATTATAAACAGTTGTTTTTCCATCTACTGTTAATGAATAAATATAAAAATCATTACGGTTTTCAACAGTAAATGATTTATATATAAAATCAACACCATTCCATTCGATACTTCCGTATAATGGTTGCTTTAAAATAACAACTTGCATGATTATTATTATTTAGTATTAAACGTAAACTTATATTCAGTACAGATGGTAATTTTTCATATTTACTCTAAATAATGTCAATGAGAGTTTTGTTGGAAAATCAAGAAATAACAAAATATCAATTCGGATATGATGGTCCGAATTTGTTAGGATTCGATACACTAGAAGAAGTGTACTTCGATGTATTTGAAATCAAATCAAAAGATTATCAAATTATCAAAGAGAAAAAGGAATCAAAAAACGGTCTTCCTATAGTAGAATTAGATGTAACCGTAGATAATATTCTCTATAAAGGAATAAAATTCGAACTAACAAAAGAAAACGTTATTCGAATTAACCAAAACTCTTTAAATCGTAGAAATTCCATCATTCTTGAAAAGAAGAAACCAGTTTTAAATAATCACAAAAACATTTTAATAAAAGAACATAATATTGTTGCTCCAAAACCAATGGATCCAACAAAAAAAGCTTTGAAAGATCTAGTAGTTAAAGAATCCAAAGAAGGATTGATCAATAATTTAATTAAAGAAAACGTAGAACGTTTATTTAAACAATTATTAGTGGATGAACCAACTGATAGAAATGTATTTCGTTTCTTCGAAGGATTTACTGAAAAATTCAATAAACAGTATATCGAAATAGCCGAAAAGATTGCTCGTAGAGAAGCTATGAGAGCAATGGAAGGTGGTGGTGGAACAAATGCCGTACAATACTCTAATGGTGGCAGTATGAACGGTAAATTAATTATTAATGATGATCTAGAAGTTACTGGTACGATTTATGGTACATTAAGTGGTGGAGGTGGTGGTGGAGTTGTTGATAAAAAGACTTTTATAATTGGTGATGGAATTAATTCAGAATTCGTATTAAATCATAGTTTAAACACATATGATGTAATTGTTCAAATTTACGATAATTCTACCAAAGAATCTGTTAATGCTTTTATCAAAAACATTTCACCAAATGAAACGTTGATTAAGTTTTCCCAAATTATAGGAGTAGATAGCTACAGAGTTGTCATCATCTAAAACTAAATACAGATATGCCAACTATTAAAGTTTTACAAAATTTAAACATTTCAGGAACAGTTTCAGCAAATACAATTACAGTTAATACTCTATCTGCTTTAAGTTCTGTAAATACACCAGAAATAACAGCATTACAAAATGCATCTGGAAATTGGAATTCAACTTATTCTACTGTTCAAGGAAACAGTGCTGATTGGTCTGTAGGAAAAACTTTAAGTAGTTCTGGAGGAAATATAGGAGGTAATACTAAAATTCGAGGTGATTTAATCGTTAATTATCTATCAGCATTAAGTGGTTCATCATTTGTTAACACTGTATTTACAACTACTTCTTCACTTTGTGTAAATTCAGAATTAAATGTTGGACCAGCATTTTTTGTAGGAGCAAATGGAACAGGAAATATTGCTTCTTTCTATGATACTGATTCTAATGTGGAAGTATTACACATTGGAGGATCAAATGGATCATTTCCAAATGTTGGAATTAAAGTAAGTGATCCAACTAAAACCCTTACTGTATCTGGAGAAATTAGTGCCTCTGGTGATGTATGGTTTAATGATATTATAGCAAATAACAATTTAACAGCTAAAAATGGAAATTTTGAAAATATATTAAGTGGTGGAAATAATTTAGTTAATATATTTAAATCTCCAGTAATGGATGTTTATAATACACCCGGTACATTTACTTGGACTAAACGTAGTGGTGCAACTATGATTTTAGTTGAATTATTAGCTGGTGGAGGTGGTGGTGGTACTGGTGGTAAATCAGTATCTGGAACAGCAATATACGGTGGAGGTGGAGGTGGTGGTGGTGGATTTTTGGAAGCTTATTTTCCAGCTTCTGATTTTTCATCCACAGAAACAGTAGTAGTTGGTAATTCCGGTGCAGGTGGAATTTTTGGAGTTTCTGCTGCTCAAAATGGTGGTCAAACCAGTTTTGGTACAGGAACAAAAATAAAAGTTAATGCTGGATCTGCTGGTTTATCTGGAACTACATCAGCAGGAACAGGAGGATCTGGTGGTGGTTATAATGTTAATACTGGTGGTAACAGTAGTATAACTGCTACCGCAGCTACAGGTAGCGGAACTTCAAAAGGTGGTTCTTCTGGAGGTGGTGGAGGTGGTATTCCATTATCTGGTTCTGGTTATGCTGGAAATAGTGGTGGTCAATGTTTAATGAGTGGAACATCTGGTTCAGGCGGAACTGGAGGGTCTCATAGTAGTACTGGAAATGGAACAGCAGGTGGTAATGGAAATATTAATTTATCAGTTTCTTATCCATTGGTTGGATCTGGAGGGGGAGGAGGAGGTTCTAGTACATTTGCCAGCGGAAATGGTGGTAATGGAGGAAATGGAGTAGGCTACGGTTCAGGAGGTGGAGGAGGTGGTGCTACGATTGGATCGGGAAATCCCGGTAATGGTGGAAATGGAACAGCAGGTTATGCTCGAATAACTACTTTCTTTTAAAGAAACTCCATTTGTCTTTTGTTTTTCTTACCTAAATTTTTTGCTGGGCAAGCACAATTATCATATATATAACATTTAACACAAGAATCATCGTTATTTAAATAAAGATCTGGTCTTAAACAAGTATTTGCTGTTAGTTTTCTAACTTCTTCTTTATCTTTCTTTAGATCAATATTGATAGGTTTGTATTCAAACTTATACTCCTTAGCTGCCGTAAGGAGATTTTCTAATTCTTGACTTTTTTGTGTAACGTATTTCTTACGTTGTTTCTTTGTTGGTTCTTCTTGAGGATTATCAGTTGTCATGATGAATGATTTCTACCATCATATCATAAAAGTGTCAATCATTATCTTGATCATTTTTAGATTTTGTCTTCTTACCTTTTTTATTACCAATAGACTCTAAATGTTCGTCGTAATCTTCGTAATCATCCCAAATTTCTTCTGGAGTTTGTACATATACCCCAAAATAATCATCCCCAGTTGGTAATACTGTACTAAAATTGTTAAATTGATCAATCGATTCTACAACTGGATCAATTTTTTCTGGATTTTCCCAAAGATTCTGATAAAAATCATGTCCTTTAGAAATTGCTTCGAAAGAAGCATAAAGATACGAATTTTTCTTATCATAGTAAACACTTCTATATAAAGAAAATGCTAATTCATCACCAATATCCTTATACTTTTCTGCCACAGAAGGAGAAATCTTCTTTAGAATCGATGTTCTGACAGTTAAAGCATCTTGCTTTTTGCTATCGAATTTTAAGTTTTCGATAAAAATCCAGAAATTATTGACAATTTCTTTCCCATATTTATTAATAATATCTTGCTGCATTTTATTAAAAGACACTTAAGGTTAACATAGTAATTATATATTACCATATTTACCTCAAAAATCAATTATCCTTCAATAATTTATCTTTAAAAAGTTTATCTACCGTATCTTTCATATAAATCATAGGAATATCTTGCCAAAATGTCTTATCTTTAAATTCTCTAAGATAGAATACTTTCATTCCTGCACACTTTTTACCAGTAAGTAGTTCGTGCATCCTAGCATAGATAGATAATTGTATAGTATAAGTAGTAAACTCACACTGAGGCAAGTAATCAATTGGTTCGAAAAAGTATTCGTTATATTTGTTAGTGTAATTGAACTTTTTATTTGTTTTAAAGTCCATTACATGAAAAATATTTTTATTTTCTACAATTAAATCAGCTGTTCCAGCTAATTTATGTTCATGTGAATATAGAAGTTCTTCGCTTAAAATTTTAGAATCCGGTAGAATAATACCATTAGTTTTTTTAATAAAAGAATCAACAAAATCTTCGTATCCCTTCTCGATTTTTCTTTCTTTTATGTAATTTTCCATTATTAAATGGACATTCGTACCACGATTTTGAGCAGTGGTTGTAATAGTAGACCATTTATCCAAGACTTCTTCCTGAGAAAGACCATCTCTTTGAGCTACATATTTACTCCATTTATCTTTATCAAATGGTTTTTTATACTTTCCAATAAAAGTGGTTACACTAGTATACGTTTCACCAGTTTCGGTGTTAGTGTACACATGAGTATCATGATTTAAAGTTACAGGCATCCAGTCAAGATACCACAAAATCTGTTCTTTGCAAGAAAATTAGTAACCTAAAGCTTGCCAGAATATATCAGCAGTAACTATAGGATCAACGGATGGTATAGCATATGATGTATCTCCCATTACATAAAATCCGTTACTGCTTAAGCCTTTTACTACCGTTCCTATAGAACCCGGAACAGCAGGATCATAATTTAATGTTGCAGTTACATTGAAAGCTGAATTAGGAAATGTTGTTGGAAATGTAACTAAATGATAAGTTTGATTCAATGATACTGCTGACAAAATACCCCATTGCATGATCAATCCGCTTGGTAATTTTTGATAACCATTTGCTGATAATAATGCTTCCCCAGCATATGTGCTAGAAGGAGCAGATACCCATGTTCCACCAGTTCCATATTCATCATCATATACTAACATGTCTGTATGAGTTGCGACAAATGGTTTTGGTATATAATCACCAGTTGGAACTACAATATTATTAACGGTTTTTAATGCTTTAATACATGGTAATAATGCTACGTTACGGGGGCGGGTTGTACCACTACTCCCAGCATTATCATCAAATTGTGGTAATGATGTTGCAGCATATGTAGAATTTACTGATCCTAATCCTATATTAGGATAATCCAAAATATTATAATTATCTAATCCTACAGCAGATAATGTTATATTTTGTGATACATTACCACCAGTATATACCACACCAACTACTCCATATGTTGATGGTGTGTTATCATGACCAAATATAGTACCTTTTTGCCAACTTCCAAAAACACGTCCACTATCAACACCTCTACCATCATCCCAACCACGAATGAATTCACCACGTAAATCTGGTACTTTAAATCCAGTCAATACATCAGATGAATTATAATATTGAGTAGATAATCCATCATTATATGTAGTTCCTATAGCGGAATATAAATCAGTATAATCATTTATTGGTAATATACCTCCACTACATTCCAAAAATCCAGTTGGAGCAGCAGACATTGCAAACCAATGTATAGAACCTATTGGTGTGGAATCAAAATATGTACCATCTACTGTTAATTCACCATCATTCGGATCAATAGTAAATCCCGCACCAACTTTAACCCCTCCCAAATCAGTATAAGAAGCAATATTTAAATTTAATGTTCCTATATTTGATGCACTTAATCCTCTTCCGGTTCTTACCACACCTAATGTAGAACTAGTAGATGTAGGAATTTTTACTAACGAACCATCAACATAAAGTTTACTTCCGGTTGGAGTAGCTGTTAATTTAATCGTACTATTATCTACGTTAACTGATATATTTCCGCTG